GAAACAGGCGGCGAATGGGGTCAACAGACTCGTAACATCAGGTTCTATGGTTGTGGAAACCTAGAGCTTACTCTAGAGGGTGGCAAGAACTACGACGGACTAGAAGACCTAGACGCTCCTGGCGCTCTACGTGTTTCTGTTGGCGACATTGCTGCTGGATACAACAACTTCGAGTCTGATGACGAGACAGATGTTGACTTCATCCTAATGGGTTCCGCCGCTTATGGCGAAGCTGAAGCACAGTCACTAGCTAACAAAATCATCGGCATTGCCGAACAGCGTAAGGACGCACTAGCGTTTGTATCTCCATACCGCGCTTCACAGATCACCGACTCAACTGCCGGTGCTCAGATCACAGTCAACTCCGAAAGGATCACAACAAACCTTATCGCATTCTACTCCACAGTTGCTTCTTCAAGCTATGCTGTATTGGATAGTGGTTATAAGTATATGTACGATCGCTTCGCAGACAAGTTCCGCTACGTTCCTCTTAACGGAGACGTTGCAGGCTGCTGCTGCCGTACCGACCAGGTTGCTTTCCCTTGGTTCTCCCCAGCAGGAACAACCCGTGGTGCTATTCTAAACGGCGCACGTTTAGCATACAACCCAACACAGATCCAGAGAGACCGTCTCTACTCCGCACGTATTAACCCCATTGTGTTCTCTAACGACACTGGCGGCATCGTACTCTACGGAGACAAGACTGCTATCGCTTCCGCAAGTTCATTCGATAGAATCAACGTTCGCCGTTTGTTCATCTACATCGAAGGCGCTATTGAAGCAGCAGCACAAGACCAACTCTTTGAGTTCAATGACGAAGTTACCCGCACAAACTTTGTTAACATCGTAGAGCCATTCCTCCGCGACGTTTCATCTAAGCGTGGTATTACAGACTTCATCGTTGTCTGTGATGAGACCAATAACACACCAGCGGTTGTTGACCGCAATGAGTTCGTTGCTGACATCTTTGTCAAGCCAACTCGCTCCATCAACTTCATCGGACTAACCTTCGTTGCTACTCGCACGGGCGTCAGTTTTGAAGAAGTAGTTGGAACTGTTTGATCGCTACTACCAGATAACCTAGGAGAAACCAACTAATGGCAAGTACAAGAAAGCAGGTAGAGTCCCCAGTATTGAGGACTATTAGCGACTTCAAAGCAAAAATGACTGGTGGCGGTGCTCGCCCCAATCTATTTGAAGTAGTTCTTCAGTTCCCTCTCTCAGCACCTACCGATACAGACACACTACAGAAGTCCCGCTTCTTAGTCAAGGCTGCTGCATTACCAGCATCCAACATCAACCCCATCGAAGTTCCATTCCGTGGAAGAACTCTAAAGATCGCAGGCGACCGTACCTTCGACACTTGGACCATCACTGTCTTAAACGACACTGACTTCGCCATCCGTTCTGCTTTTGAGAACTGGATGAACACGATGAACAAGATGGAAGACGCTACAGGCACCCAGGACCCCGCAGACTACCAGTCTGACGCATATGTCTACCAGCTAGACCGCGACGGCTCCACGCTCCGCACATACCGCTTCCACGACGTGTTCCCAACGAACGTGTCAACCATCGAACTTAACTACGAGTCTACTGACCAAATTCAGGAGTTCACCGTAGAGATGCAAGTTCAGTGGTGGGAAGCCATCAGGGGCTCTGGTCCTAACTCAGGAGGGGTCGATATTTTCTGATATACCCTTCATCCGAATACAAGATGGACCCCGAAAGGGGTCTTTTTTTGTGCGTATAAATATATGTGTAAGACGGTATACGCCCCTAACTTTATTATTATGAGTAGACTTTTCGGTTTCTCAATTGAAGACTCAGGCGTCGAGCGTCCTGGTTCTATTAGTCCAGTCCCAGAGAACAACTCTGATGGAGTGGACTACTATTCGGCTGGTGGCTTTGGGTCATCATACGTTGATATTGAGGGTGTTTATAGAACAGAATACGAACTTATTCGTCGATATCGAGAGATGGCTCTCTATCCCGAAGTAGATAGTGCCATTGAAGATATTGTCAATGAGGCTATTGTAAGTGATGTATATGAGTCACCTGTTCAGGTTGAACTTAGTAATGTAGATGCCAGCGAAAAGGTAAAGGGCATCATTCGTAGTGAGTTCAAGTATATCAAAGAACTATTAGACTTCGATAAGCGCTCTCACGAAATATTCCGTAACTGGTATATTGATGGTCGTCTCCATTACCTCAAGGTTATTGACTTTGAGAAGCCACAGGATGGCATTATGGACTTGCGATACATTGACCCAATGAAGGTTAAGTTTGTACGTAAACTTAACGATAAGGCTGCCACTGACGCTAGGGCTAGGACTGCCCTTACTCTTAATAATACTGGGGGTAGAATTCCTAATGCTAGGAATGACCAGTTTAGTCGCGTAATGGATGAATATTACGTATATACACCAGGCGCTAATAGTGCAACTGGTTACGGTGGAGCACCATTCTCATCAAACGCTTCAGCAAATGGTTCTATTAAAATTGCTAAGGACTCTATTGCATATTGCAACTCTGGACTAGTAGACCGCAACAACTCAACAGTATTATCCTGGTTACATAAGTCTATCCGACCACTTAACCAGCTCAAGATGATCGAAGACTCTATCGTCATCTATCGCCTATCACGTGCTCCAGAACGTCGTATCTTCTACATTGATGTTGGCAACCTTCCTAAGGTAAAGGCAGAGCAGTACCTACAGCAGGTAATGAGCCGTTATAGAAACAAGATGAGCTATAACGCCGAAACTGGCGAAGTGAAGAGTGATAAGAAAGTAATGTCAATGCTAGAAGATTTCTGGCTACCCCGCCGCGAAGGTGGTCGTGGTACTGAGATCTCTACTCTCCCCGGCGGTCAGAACCTCGGTGAGATCACTGACCTTGAGTACTTCCGTAATAAGTTGTATGACTCTCTAAACGTACCTAGCTCACGTCAGCCTGGTGGTAGCGAGGGCTTCAATATGGGTCGCTCAACTGAAATCCTACGCGATGAAGTTAAGTTCTCCAAGTTTGTAGCTCGCCTACGTAAGCGTTTCGCAAGTCTATTCAGTGACTTACTCAAGACTCAACTTATCCTAAAGAATGTCATCACACCAGATGACTGGGAAATCATCAAGGATAATATTCAATATGACTTCCTTTATGACAACCATTTCGCAGAGCTTAAGGATACTGAGCTTATGCAGGAGCGTCTAAACCTCCTAGCACAGGCTGAGCCGTACATTGGTAAGTATTACTCACAACAGTACATCCGTGCCAAAGTCTTGCGACAGACCGACTCAGAGATGGTAGAGCAGGATGAAATTATCGCCAAAGAAATAGAAGAGGGTATCATTCCTGACCCCTCAACTATTGACCCCATAACCGGAGAACCTTTACCAGCAATGGGAGAAGGTGACCCAGCAGGAGCAATAGGTGATATTGCTTCTGCCGGTGCAGAAATCGCCGGAATGGGTGGCGACGTCCCTGTTGACCCCGTAGCTTTACCTAAAAAAGGTGAAGGTGAGTTATAACCTTACTAAATAATCAAACATTGGGTTTTTATTATGACATCTAGTATCATTGACGCTATTGCAGCGGGAACACCCCCATCGGAAGTTACTCAAGAAATTAAAGATGTTTTGTTTTCCAAAGCATCCGAAAGAATTGATGACTATCGTAAAGTAGCTGCCTCCAACTTATTTGTAGGTAGTGAGGAAGAAGCGGAGACGGAAGAGTGATCAAAATCGTTTATAGCGAAGTTGAATCTCCGACCACACTCGAAACAGCTAATGCTCTTGGTAGTACTTCAGCAGTTAGAGCCGTCAACGTATCCAAAAAAGCGGAAACTATTTCTCTTCTAACAGAAGAGGGAGAGACACACACCGTCACACTTACTGGTGGCGAATCCATCATCTTGAAGAAACAACTACTCGCAAGAGTATATTCGTCATCAAACACAGTACGTATTACAGGTGTAAGCATTTACTAAAATGAAACTAATCACAGAAGAAATCAATTCGGTACAGTTTATCGTTGAGGAAATCGGCGGTAAAAGGGCTATGTTTATTGAGGGAGTATTCCTTCAGACCGAGCAGCCCAACCGAAACAAGCGTGTATATAAGCGATCCGTTATGGAACGTGAAGTAAAGCGTTATACAGAAGAGTACATTAAGAACGGTCGCGCTCTTGGTGAGTTGGGTCATCCCGATGGACCTACTGTAAACCTTGACCGTGTATCACATAAAATTGTATCTCTTACACAAGAGGGCAATAACTTTATTGGTAAAGCCAAGCTTCTCGACACCCCTATGGGCAAGATTGCTAAGAACCTTATTGATGAAGGTGTCACTCTAGGAGTTTCTTCTCGTGGTATTGGTTCTCTATCAGAAACTCGCCAAGGCTACAAGTTAGTCGGCGAAGACTTTATGTTAGCAACGGCTGCCGACATTGTCGCAGACCCAAGCGCACCTGATGCTTTTGTACAGGGCATTATGGAAGGCAAAGAGTGGGTTTTTGAGAACGGTCTCCTAAGAGAGCGCCAAATCGATGCCGCTAAGTCTACTATTAATAAGCTAGTAGAGACAAGGCAGTTCGAGGAAAAGAAAGTACAACTTTTCCAGGACTTTTTGTCCAATTTATAAATCGTATAAATAAATATAGGATTTACAGGTTAAATCTTATTACTCGTCGGTAGCAACTAATTTTACAAGACATGGAAAACGCAGTAACAAAAGGTGCAAAGAGCGCTGAAGGAATGGAGAAAGTTCCTACCAGCGTAGTGCCCGGTCAGTCAATTGACGACCTCGGGGGTCCTACTCCTGAGAACTACACCAACTCACCTGATGGCTCAGCCAAACTAAAAGATCCAGCAGCTCCCCTTAAGCAAGTTAAGGACGTTGTCAACAAAGGCGCTAAGTCTGCGGAAGGCATGGAGAAGGTAAGCGCTGACGTAGTCCCCGGAGATAACTCTGGTGGAACTACCGATAGTCGCCCCGCTGGTTCCAAGGCTGAGTCAGTACCCGCTTCAGTATTAAACTTTGACTCCGGGGCAACTCGTAAGGAAGAGGCTGAGGCAGCAGAAGACCTTGAGGTCGTAGCAGAAGCAGAGATTTCCGAAGAGGAAGTCGAAGTTGCTGAACTAGACATTGAGGAAGATGTTACTGCGCTTCTAAGTGGTGAGAACCTCTCTGAAGAGTTTCAGAGTAAGGCTCGCATCATCTTTGAAGCAGCAATCCGTAACAAGGTTGCTATT